ATGTCGAGGGCCATAACTCAATTGAATATTGTTGAAGTGAAACCAGGCGTTGCGAAAGCTTTGCCCTTTGACTTTGAGGCAGCTGCTGATTTTATCCAACCTGTGTACACTAGTGATAATGAAGCGCTTCTAGGTAATGCACAAATCGACACGACAACCGTTCCGATGACCAAACTAGATCACTCTTCGTCTTTTAATGCATCAATCATGGAGAGCATAATGATGCAATTACCTGTTGATGTAATGGATATTTCAAACGTGGAGGTTCCGGATAATGCGAAGCTAGTTTACAAAGTTAATCCTGACGAATTGACATCAACCAACGTTTACAAATGTGCAGCATTAGGCCAAAATTTTAGAGGGCGATTGTTTCGAGTTTCTAGCTCCAAACAATGTATAAGAACATTTTTATCCCGTGCAAGTGTTAAAAATCGTATGAAGTTTTCACCACAACACTTGAAAGCGGTGAAAGACAAATTTAAAAAGATGTATATGAACGAGGGTTACGATTTAATTAACCCAAGCACTATGTGGAATGCCGCTGCCTCTGATATAGTTGAAAAATATAAAACCACCCCGTATGCGAAAAATTTCAGCATTGAGCCAAGCACTTCTATCTCAGGACACCTTAAGACTATTATTAAGGTTTATGTGAATGATCTTGAAAAATTAACCTCCAGCAAAGCCGGGCAAAGTATCTCTGCTTGGGATTCAACTTGGAGTGTAATTTTCGGGCCTTATATGAGAACGATGGCAGCAATGCTTCAGAAAAATTTAAAACCGAACTTCGTTTATGCAAACGGTTTAACTGAAGCTGAGTTACATGCTAAAACTCAAATGTTAATCGCAACAGTTGCAGGGCAAAGATGCTCAATTCAAGCAAACGACTTTACGCAATATGATGCATCACAGGGTTCTACTAATAATAAGGATATTTCATCCATAGATTTAGAAGAGGAGATTGTGCGAGAAGTTTTAGGTTTATTCTTTGGTGAAAATGATTGGGCTTTGGATTTGTTCTTTGTCCTTAAAAGATCAATGAAGATTTATGCCGGTTCTTTGCAAATCAATAATGATCAACAGAACACATCAGGAAATGCTGGTACGTTTTTGTTTAACACTGTTTTACAAATGATAATATGGTGTTTGGTGTTGAACAATAAGGAAATGTTGGCTGGAATGTTTGGAGGTGATGATAGTTTGCAATGGTTGACGGTCACAACAGCAG